AAACGTTTTCTTTCCGGCACCTGGTAGTGTCGTATCGGTAATATTGGCAACACTCAACCGAAAATGCTCCATCGCAAAGTTGGTGGTGCGTTTGTACATCTTGATGAAGTAGGTCATGGAAGGGTTTCCGTTGACAAAGACGTTTTGGGCACCAAAGCCAGTGAGTTGAATGAGGCCGCCCGGCATACTATATTATCTTATACGATATGATTAATGTATCGGAACTTGCCGTATATCATTATTGGCGGGCTTGTCATCCTTGTCTTGATTCACTCGTATATGAGCGTTCGCTACGGATACGACTGGATTGGGACACAGACACGCAGAGTGATTCAGAAGGCATATACGGGAAACTCGGTCCATCAATTGTATCCGATTCCCCCGATTCCGTTCATGGACAGGTTCTCAGAGTTCACCAAGATTCCCAAAATGAAGGAGAATGGGGTTGCTCCGGGGTTGGCCTACTACTGAGGATTATTGATGTAAGCCCTTGAAGAGATATACATGTTGGGGGTCGCCTTCTCGCCCACTGCACTTGATTGGACGAATCCACTGGTGTTTGTCTGGCAGGTCGGAATGAGCGACACGATTCCACGACCAATATCGTTGTAGACTGCTCCCGCCTTGAACGTCGTGTAGGTAGACGCATACGCCCGCTTCTGATCCTGGGGGTAATTGCTGTAATAATTATTGACAGCGTTGCGTTTCTTCATTGTCGTCACTTCTGACGCACTCGTAAAGCGTGTTTGCTGACTGAGCGTGATCGGGCTTGACATGACTATTGTATTTACAGATAGAAATTGTTAATCATAAAATGGCCCCTGTTCGATTCCTTCTCGTTTCGACGCATACCGAGCAGGTCACGGGTTATTCCAAGGTATCCTACAACCTCCTCAAGCAGCTCGGGACCTTGGCTCCACTGGTCAAGATCTTTCATTTCGGGTTTCAGCGCACCCCCGCCCGTCTCCCCCAGCCCGCTCGTCCGATCAAGGGCGTGATCCAGTATGATGCTGCCGCCAACGAGGACCCGAAGGAGCAGGGGTTCGGCTTCAACAAGTTCCGTGAGTATGTCGAGACTGTCAATCCCGATATCATCATGATCTACAACGACCCCATCATTATCAACCAGTTTATTCAGCAGACGAAGGATGTCACCAAGTCGTGGAAGCTCTGGGTCTACCTCGACCAGGTCTACAAGGGCGCCGACATGGGTCTGCTCCGCAACATTGAGAACGCTGCTGACCGTATTATCTGCTTCACGGAGACGTGGAAGCAGCATCTCATGACCCGCCTCACCACACCCAACATCAAGATCGATGTGATGGAGCACGGTGTGGATGCCCTAGTCTTCAAGCCCATGATGGATTCCGAGCGGGCGGGTATTCGCAAGAACCTGAACATCCCCCCGAACGCCCGTGTGTTCCTGAACATGAACCGCAATTCTCAGCGCAAGCGTCTGGATCTCACGATTATGGGGTTTGCTCGGCTACTCAAGAAGTTCCCCGATGCTCCCTACCATCTCCTGATGGTCACGGGCGTCAAGCCCGAGGGCGGTGCATTCTACCAGCCTCTACAGATCTACCTCAACGAGCTGGAACTGCTGGGCCTGGACAATCTGAAGTATGGCACCCGTGTCTCGATTGTAGACACGACGCCCCCGACCGCCTACTTCAACGACGAGGCGATCAACCAGCTCTACAATATCGCCGATGTCGGTGTGAATACGTCGAACGGCGAGGGCTTTGGTCTGTGCCAGCTGGAGCATATGGCGACCGGTGCACCCCAGGTCGTTCTAGACCTGGATTGCTACAAGGCGTTCATGACGGAGGAGACGAGCGTGCGCCTGCCGCTCACGTCGTATTCGTATCTCCAGATGACGGCAGGTGTGGGTCTCACCGAGTACACTGCGACGGCCGAGAGCGTTGCCGAGGGTCTAGAGAAGGCCGTGGGAATGCTGGGTCGTGAGACGTCGGAGAAGTGCGTCGCTCTCGCTCGTAGCCGCCCGTGGTCCAAGATCTGCGACGACTTCCTCGAGAGCATCCTAGAGAAGAAGGAGTAATCGAATCTAATCATACGTGAAAAACTGAATCCGATCTTCCTTGAGTGTCCCTAATTTGAGTAGTCGTTGTTTATCCCCAAACGCCGACTCGTCAAACACTTCCTTGGTATCCGGATCTACTAGGAACAGGAAATCCTTGATCTTAACTTTCTGGAGACGACGAGACCGCTTCATCATGTTTTTGAGGTAGGAGGCATCTCGTTCATCGTCCTTGATATTGGGATTGAAGGCCAGGTCCTCGCCCTTGGCCGTGCTGTCGAAGCGCATACACTGCAGCACAGGCTTCTCACGAGAATGGAGTTTGCGGTGGACCTCACAGTCTACTGCTGCCTGTTTAATCAGACGAGTAATCCCTGCTGTAATCCGTTCCTTTTCATACGAGACTTCATAGAGGAACTCGTCACTGGACATGAACGCTTCGGGCGCTCGTGCTCCTTCGGGTGCATCATACTTCTTGGACCCCGTATCCGCCCGCCGAATGGGGACAATATTGTAAGCCGTATTGGATGCTGCCTGGGCTGCTGAGAAGACAGACACGTAGAATGAGATGCGGATTGTCCGGTCTTCCAGAGGCACAGTGTCTACAGTGATAGAATCCGCAGTCAAGACTTGACGGGTGGCGTGGGAACACAGGCGAATACCACGTCCAATCACCTGGTCGTGTCGGGCAGGGTTCCAGTGAGGTTCCATGACGTGGAGATGGCGGACGTTCTTCAGGTTAATACCTTCGGCACCGCTGGATGTAGCCATGAGGATACACAGGAGTTTCTTGCCTCCCCGTTTCAGAATACTATCTTTCATACTCTGGGCATGTTCGGGGTAGACAGACTGGAGTCCCTTGTAATCTTCATTGAACATCGCAAGTGTAATTCCCAGCTCGGCTTTATCGATTCCACCCGTATAGAACGAGTATGCGGGTTTGGCAGGATCCATGTCGGGAGCTTCCCGATACTTGCCTCCCTCTTTCACGAGACGGTAACGCTGGTATCCGTTGGCATCCAGAATAGCCGCAAGGATCCCGAGTCCTTCCAACTTGAGATACTGGGAATAAATGAACTGATTCTTGAAATTCTCTGTTCCAGTTGTCGCACGGACATTGGCGAGGACCTTACGCATTTTCGGGGAATACGTGGCAAGTCCTTCGTCACGAAGATACTTGTCGGGGTTCTCCCGCAACTTGGCGAGAATCAGGGCTTTCTTTTCGTCTTCGTCGTCTTCCACTGCTTGTTCTCCGGCAAGTTGGCGGAAATCGGGAGGCACAGCATAATTACACGCTAGGCGGGACATGACACGATAGGTCTTCATATCTTCGTTGAGAGCAGATGCCCCCGTGCGTTTCTTGGAATCCTGCTGGATCTCTTTCCACCTGACTTCGAGGTAGCGATTGAACTGCTCATCGGACATTTCAATTTTTTCCAGCATCTTGTCGTCGTCCACCCGCTTGGGCAGCATACGTTCATCCGATCCCTTGTAGTAGGACACAAGTCCCTGTACACGTTTCTGGAATAGGATGGCGTTCTTCACATCCAGGCCCTCGACAAAGGTATTCATGAACTCTGCAAATTCGGTAGGCAGGCATTCAAGAGCTTCACGCTTAATATTTTCACGAGCCGCAAGAACTCCACCGGGGAAGGTGGCCGCAAACGATTCACGGATCGTATCCACCCAATCGCCAGGGGTCTTGTAGGTAACTGCCTCATCATATTGAACAGCAATACGGTCTCCCTCCTTGTTGTAGACCGACTTGAAATGGCCAGGATTACGAGTGATCTGGATAGACCGTTTCACGCTGTTGAATTCTACAGTATCCACTTCCGGTAACTTACGGAAATACTTCTTCATTCCCGCCTCGTCCCATGTCGGCAGTTCCTTCACCGGAATCACGATACGTTCAATGGGTCCACGCAGGAGGTTGAGGAGGTAGGCGATTTCGTTGGGGCGGTTAATGAGTGGAGTTCCAGAGAGGGCGACAACCTTGCAGTCTTTGGCGTAGTAGATGGAGTCGTAGAGACGTTTTCCGATCTCGGAATTATTGATGGTTCGTGAAATCAAGTTGTGAGCCTCGTCGATGATGACAACTGAATTGTCGAAAGGGTTAGATTTCATGGGGTCGTCGTCGGTGACAATTCGCCGGACACTCTCGCCTGTGAGACCGTTATAGTTGATGAAGGTATACCTGGTTTTAATCAGGTCATCAATTTGGGCATCAATCCCCTGCTGCGCATCACGTGGCAGGGTTGAATAATTAGACTCCTTGCCAGGAACCGTCACGAAATACCGCCCCTTGCTCAAAAACTCAAGGGACATGCCGAGAGCGAGTGCGGGGGTCTTGTCGGCTTCCGTGCGAATTATACGCACTTCCCAAAAATTGTTCTGGACGTAGATGGCATCTCCGCATTTCCTGATCTCCTGTTTGAAATTGTCCTGGAGAGAGGCAGGGAGCATGACCCAAACCTTCTTGTTGGACAAGAGGGATTCAGCGACCCCGACCGCCGAGCATGTTTTTCCAGACCCAAGACCGTGGTAGACTAGGAGACCACGATACGGTGTTTCAATGGAGAGGTAGTCTCGCACGAGTTTCTGGTAGGGCAGAAGTTCCCGAGTCGTCTTTCCAGTTTGTTGGAGACACAGGTCAACGCCCTCATCGTCAGGGGCAGGGTCTTTCCTGTATTTTAGGTAGATTCGGGCAATGTAATCGGCAAAGGCTTTACGGTTCGGCAATACGAATGCCGAGGTCATATTGTATCAACAACGTAAATAAAATACGTTCATGATACAATGAATTTGGACGGAGACCCCCGTGTGTGGATGGTCACTATCTACCTCTTTCTAGTGTCTGCCCTCCTGTATTTCCGCCCGGCACTTGTGTTTGATGGCGGCAGGGTCAGGGAGTTTGGTGCGGGGCGCAAGGATTCCACGGTCTTCCCCCTCTGGTGGTGGATCATTATGCTGGCTATTGCTTCTTACCTACTGGTGCATTATCTTCTACCGGTTTGACGGCTGGTGTTGATTCTTGGGCGGCCTTGATGGCTGCATCCTTTTTGGCTTTCTGCTCCAGCATGTTCTGCTTGAACTGTGTCGCTTCATCTATGCTGGGAATACATACATCAGTAATAGAGTCTCCAACAAGACCATACATTCCCACGACACATGCGAGCGTAAGGAAATATCCAATGGATATCCATCCCGCCCGCTCCATCCCTTCCGCCGTAGAATCAAAACTGCGATAGAACCGGTCGAACTGGACACGGAGAATCTCAAAGGTTCGGATAATGAACCATGCTATACCGGGGTAAGCACCCCAGATGGCTCCATGCTTGGCATTCTTTGCGGCGTCGACTTTCTCACAGCTCTGAAAGGTAGCTGCTGCCGAAAACCCGAATCCGAGAAGGAAAAAGAATGCGTATAGGCCTAGTCCAACGCCGATCATAATTCCCCATTCACGTCCTGTTGTCAAAGCAAATATGGCCATCTCTTATTATTCCTTCGGGAGACGAACTTCAAGGGTTTCAGCGAGTTGTGAGAGGGTTTGGAGCATGGCATGGCGCTGGGTATATTGCGGCCTCGTTAAGTTCATACAATCCGCCATGGTCTTCCATCCAATCGCTGAGATTTCCCGCTTCTGCATATTGGTGAACCGTTGATGAATATCAATGCGATCGGGTCGGGACATGACTGCGACGAAATATTTATGGCGGTACATGATTCCATTTGTTCCGGCAAACGTCTCTTCCAACTGAATCCCCGACACCATCGTATACGATGATCGTATAATATTCGTCTCTTCGAAGAATTCACGTTCGGCACATCCTTGATCGCTCTCGCATTTCAGGCGGCGGCCTTTTGGGAATCCCCATTCAGGTTCTGTATACGCTGATGCCGACGATTCAATCTCGGGACGCACAGAGTCAAACTTCTCTTTCGCAAACTTGAGTTCATATTCGTGCCGGTCCGAATTGTTCCAGAGTCGTGACCACAGAGCTTCAAACGTTTCCGATTTAATACGAACAAGTTCTTGTTGGGTCATATTGTCCAGGAGTGTGCGAACATACGGTTTGTCGGTGGGATCAAATTTCCCTCTGACAAAGTCGGTATAGCACATACTGTCCTTGCGTCGGACCATCAAGACTTCTACATCTTCTTGGGAGAGAGGGAGAC